CGCCCCGGTATCCGTCTGGGCCCCATTAGTGGGAACGTCTACGAGGCTGTCGTTGCCTGCACCAGCGGTGACGGATAGGTTGTTGACGGTCCACGTGTTCCCATTCCCGCTAGTGTCCGTCCCTAATGCGGCGGCGGTGCTGTTATCAGCGAAATCAAGGTGGAAACCGTTGGTGCCGTAGGTGCCGCTATAGGCAATCGGTTGCCAGATGCCGTTGGCGTCGAACTCGCCGAAGCTGGTGGGGTCTAGAGCTTGGCCGTCGATGAAGTGGATGTCGGCGAGGTAGCCGGCCCAATAAGCGTTTGCTGTCTCAGATAGTGCCCCAAGATTGTGCTGTTGATTTATGTTGATTGCGTAATCAGTGTTTTGGCTCGGAGTAAACGTAGTCGTACCAATGGCCTGCTGCTCGCCGTTAACATAGATTTTGATTCGGTTTGATGATGTCGCCTGTGTTGTGTCAAACGCAACAACGATGTGATACCAAGCACTGAAATCTCTAAAGACAGCAGAAGTTGCATAGCCGCCAATACCGAAATTATCGACAGCAAGCGAACCGCTTGCAAACCCAATCGCTAAGCGTCCATTTGTCGTAGCACTTGTGCCACCAGAAAATAGCGAAACAAACCCGAAGTATTCAGTGAAACCAGCGGCTCGCTTCACCCACCCCGCCCAGGTCCACGTCTTGCGGTTGCCGGCTGATGCGGGGGTTCTGGACAAGTAGGCACTGTCACTACTGTTGAAGCGCAGGCTTCTTTCAATTACATATCCGCCGCCGCCTTCTTGTCCCAGCAGGAGGCCAGTGTTAATGCCGCTCATTTCACGTCACCGATAAAGCGGACCGCAATGCGAGTCGTTGTCTCGCAGTGATAGGCCAGTAGATCAACAGCATTGGCCGTTGTGGTGAGCGTCGGTGCCGTGCCCCCTGGGAACTTGAAGACACTGTTGAAGGCGAGTGTCCTAGAGCCGGTGCCGTCCTGGACGACACGGATCACACCGCTCTGACCAGCGACAACATTCGTCGGGGCGCCGAGGGTGCGGTTACCACCGAGGGTGACCTGGAACTGGTTGCCAAGGCTCAGGTCCGTGGCAATCGTTGCGGCATCGGTGAGGGTGACGTAGGCACCGCGTTGGGCAGCGGTGAAGGTCTGTGCAACATCGGTCTTGGCCGTGTCTGCGTCATAGCTCTGCACCGTGGTGCCGATGGCGCTGGTCGCCAGGTAGCCGCTCATGGCTGCCTGCGTCTGGTAAGTGCTGGAGGCGGATGCAGTCGTCAGGTAAGACGACATGCCGGCTTGCGTCTGATACGTGCTGGAGGCGGTGGCGGTGTCCAGGTAGCCCGTCACCGTCGAGCCAGCGGGGATCGTCACTGGCCCGGTGAAGGCCCCGTTCCCGCCTGAGTCAAAGGTCAACCTGGCAGTGCCGCCTGTCACCAGGGCCAGCTCATTGGCGCCAAGTCGGGCCAGGCCGGTGTCAGCATCACCGTCAAAGGAGAAGTTGGGGGTGGCGGCAGTGGTGGCCGAGCTGCCCTTCAGCTGACCCGTGAGTGTCCCGCCAGAGAGGCGCAGGTATCGGGTGTCAGGGGTGGCAGCGAAGTAGCCAAACCACACCCAGCTGCTGGTGGCGGAGTTGTACTGGATCCTGGCGCTTAGGCCCGAGTCACCAACAAACCCGCCCGGTAGGCCGGACAACGGGGTGAACGATTCGATTCCCGTGGAGTCCGTCACCTGAATGGCCTGGCCACCAGTCGGGGAGGCAGGAATGGCCGCCACGTTGGCGACAGGCGTGAACACCGCGGACGTGCTGATTGCGGTGATGGCGCTGTCGGCCTTGGCGTTGGCAGACGTTGCCGTCGCCGCGGCCGATGCGGCGGTGCTCGATGCGCTGTTAGCGGTCGACAGTGCCGTTGCCGAGTTGGTCAGCGCGGTCGAGCTCTGACCGAGCGCCGTCGAGCTCTGACTGAGCGCCGTTGAGCTCTGGCTCAGCGCTGTGTTGCTCTGACTGAGTGCGGTAGCCGCTGATGCCGATGCAGCGGTTGAGGTTGATGTCGCGGTGGCGGCAGCAGTGGCAGCAGCAGTTGATTGGGTGACGCCGGCATCGTTGCGATCCTGCTGTTCCTGCACCACGTACAGGTTCTGCAAGTCAGCCGTATCGAGATCGTCTGCAATCAGATTGCTGCCGTCCTGCCAATCCACCAGGCGGGTGTTGTTTGGCGTCTGGCGGATAACAGTCAGCGTCTGCCCGTTTGTAGGGGCAGTCGTGGTTTGGATTTGGGTGCCGCTTGTCCAGCTAAACCCAACGCCATCCGCCAGCTCCGTGGTGAATGTGCCGTCGAGGATGTTGAATCCGATGTAGACCTTGACGTGCGCCTTCAGCAGATACGGGAACGGGACCGAAAACGTAGTCGTGGCCCCGTTGCCTGCGTACTGGCGGTAGGAGTAGGGAGTTGACATCGCCGCCTGCTGCTGTGCACCTGTGCACTTCTCAGGCTATCGGGATGGCTATTGCCTCACCATGCCTAATGCGCTTGCAGCTTCAGCGAACTGCTGCAGCGCATCCTGCTTCTGCTTGGCCATGCCAAGGATGCGATCGCGCACGGTGAACTGGCTGCTCTTCACCAACTCCATTTGGGCAAGCTGGTCGTAGTAGTCGATCACCTGGTCGATCGGCTTGTAGAGCTCACCGCCTGGCCCAGCTTCTCGCTGACTGAGGGTTTTGCCGGGCTGCGCCACCAGGCTAGGGCTCACCTGTCCTTGCGGGATGTTGAGCAGCTGGTTGTAGGCGGGGTCGCGCATCAGCGTGCGCAGCGCCTGCTGCAGCGTCTTGCCCTGCACCACTGGCCAGATGTCCATGACAGGGTTGGTGCCCATGCCCAACTGCTCGGGATGGATGTTGCCCTGGATGGTGCGCATGGTGTCGCGGTAGAAATCTTCCTCTTCGTGGCTCATCACGATCTCAGGGCCGCCGGCCACCACAGTGAGCTTCCCTTCTGGGTGAGGCTTGCCGCCAAACCCATGGCGGTCCAGCCAGTCGTAGAGCGGATCCTGCGGCTTGATCACCGGCATGAAGGGGATGGCCTGGTCGAGTGGCAGGCCGAGCGGACGCTGGATCTCGCTGCCCAGCCAGTCCTTCTGCCGCGGTTGCAGTCCACTGAGCCCCGGGTAGCTGGAGAACGCGCGAGCCGTGGCCTTTTGCAGCATGTCCACCACCGGCTGCAGCACGCCGAACAAGGGGTCCTTGCCCAATGCCGCCATCTCCTCTTTTGAGGGGAAACGCATCTTCACCATGCGCTCGCTTGGGTTCTCCATCACCCGGCCGACGTGGCCCATCAGGCCTGAGATCGGCAGGATGCCGCCCATCTGATCGGCCAGGATGTCGGCCATGTCGTAGCGCTCAGGGTCCTGCATCACGTTGAGGATCGTCGTGATGTTCTTCAGGGCCGCCTTGTTCTTCACCAGGTTGCCCCAGGCATAGATGATCTTCTCCACGGCCTTGGCCGCATCGCCCTCCTGGATGTAGCCCTCATGCCAGGCCCTAAGCGTGTCGGCATGAAGGCCCATCAGATCGATCGGGTCAATGCCGTTGGCCCGCACCTTGATGCCAGCAACGATCGTGTTGACCAGGCTGAAGCTGTAGGGGCTGTTGTTGCGTGACCAGCGCTCGTTCTGGCGTGGGTCAGCTGGGCCGCCATCAGTAAAGATGCCGCTCTCCCAGAGCATGTGGGTGCCAGCGGCCAGACCCATTGCCACCACAGTGCGGGCCCTGGCGTCGGCCATCTCCTCAGCGGTGTAACGCAAGCCCTGCCCGCCACGGCGGGAGCCGGCCTGCTGCACTTCCATCACCAGCTGCGCCGGCATCCGCACGAGGATGTCGCGGTTCAGCACCCAACCGATGCCGTTAATCGGCACCTTCCAGAACGGGATCAGCCAGCCGGCGATCGGGTTCTGCCGCATCAGCTGAACGCCCTGGCTGATCGGATCCTTCAGGTCGTTGGTGAAGGCAATATCTGCCCCGCGGCTGCTGGCGATCTGGCCGATCTCATCCGCCAGATTTGGGGCATCTTTGTACATGTTGTACAGCATTGCCCGCAGGTCGTCGTCGCTGATCTCGTCGCCTGCAGGGATGCCGTACTGCTCGTTCCGGGTGCGGCGGAACTCGATCAGCTGATCGTCAGTAAAGACCCCATCAAAGATGGTGTTGCCTGCCAGCTCATCAGCACGGGCCTCGATCCATTGGGCGTCCTTGCCCTGGGCCCTGCCCTCCTCAGCCGCCCGCATGAAGGCCTCGTGGTTCGCCTTCCAGACGTAGGCCTGGGTGCGCATGAACTCATCGCCACCGTTCAGCAGACGGAAGGGGGCGAGGTAGCCAAAGTCGCTGCCGGTTAGCGCCTCGAGCCCACCACCCAGCACCTTCCATGCCCCGGCGTTGAGGATGTTCAGCATCTTCAGCGCAGTCTCCCCCGCGTTTAGCGGGTTGAGCGACTGAGCAGAGAACAACTCATCCCACTTGGTGGTGAGGATGCCGTTGACGTACTCCTTGGGTGATTCGTAAATCCCCTTGGTGACGTACTTCAGATTGTCGTCACCCATCGTCCCCTTGCCTTTCAGCAAGGACTCAGAGGCGTTGCCCCAGGCCATGCCCCAGGCGCTGTTCCATGCGCGAGCTGCATAGCCCGCAGCCTGCAGGCCATCAGCCACGCCAGGCTTGAGTCCGTTCTTGGCGATGCCACGCACCACACCAGACACCACGTCCTCGGCCATGTAGGTGCCCTGCACCAGGGCGCCACTGACCGGGTTGCGCACCACCCAGGTGGACAGCGATGACAGCAGGTTGGCCCGGCGCAGCGTGTTGAGGATCTCGAGCTCAGCCATGAACCCTTTGCGGTTCACTTCACCGCCCTGCATCGTCACCAGCCGCTTGGCAGCAGCACGGCGCCGCAGCTCCTTGGCGTTGCCCTCGGCCGTGAGCTTGAGCATGTCAGCCACCAGGCTGTTGCCCTCCACGTCATCGATCGTGAGCTTGGCGGCCTCCTTTTTTACATCGATGAGGGGGATCTCATCGTCGGCGTTGAACTGCAGCGACTTCAGGGCCTGGCCCACACGGCGCCGCACCTGGGAATCAAGGTTCTCGTAGAAGTGCGCCCACTTGGCGGCGTTACCGGCCTGGGTCTTGATGTCGTCAGAGAGGAAGCCGCCGTCGATTGCGTCGGCCAGCTCGTCAAGCGCATCGCTGTACTGAATCGCCGAATCCCAGCGGGCCTTGGCCACCGCGTAGACAGCGCTGGGGAGGTTGTCGATACCGGCCACACGGCCCTTCAGCATCTTCGCCGCTTCCCGCGGGTCGGCACCTGACTTCTGCGCCATCAACAGCAGAGCCCGGGCCGCAGCCTGATTGGTGAACGGCCGGCGCAGCTCAACACCTTTCGGCGTGTTGGCACGCTTCAGCCCCATGATCTCCAGCAGGGCCGCGATGTTCTGATCGTCGGGCGCGATCTGGGCGTAGTTGACCATCCGTCCGGTCCGCCCGCGGGGGCCACGCTTCCCGTCAAACCCGGCCTGCACCATCTGTTGGATGGCCTGATCGCCCATGCGGGCAGCATCCAGCTCAGCCTGGGTGATCCATTGGCCAGGCTCAACGGTCACGTCATCACCGGTGTAGGTGCGCAGCACCCGCGGTTTGCCCGGCGGCTGCCCATCCAGCAGATCGGTTTGGGCTTGCAGCCCTCGACGGGTGGAGGCGATCGCTTCCAGCTGCGCCTCCAGCTCTTTGATCTCAGAGTTGATGTCGTTGCAGCTGGTCATTAGCAGCTCGCTCCTTTGGATTGACGGGTCAGTTCATCCAGCCTTTTCTTAATCGCGGCCTCCTGCTTGTCCAGGGCTGCGCTTGCTTTTACGGCCTGATTCTTGGCCTCACGCTTGGCGGCAGCCGCGGCCTGTTTCTGTGCTTTCACCTCCTCTGGTTTTGGTTTTGGCTGCGCCTTGGGCTCGGCGATCACCTGAGAGTTACCTTTTTCGTCGAAGGCCAGCCGGTAGGTGTTGGGCTTGCGAGGAGCAACGGGCTGTAGTGAGTCGAGGGCCTGCTTCCCTTGAGCAGGAGTCATGCGGCCTGCACTCACCTCAACAGCGATTTGGGCCGCCGTCATCTGGGTGACGCTGGGGTTCTTGGCGACCAGATCCAGATCAGACCGAGCACCAGGGGTCGGAGGCTGGAAGCGCTCGCTGTAGGGGTCAAGGCTGTAGAAGCCATCGCTCAAGATGCCGAGCTTCTTCTTCTCTTCCCACGGCATCGTGTCCCAACCTTTCTCGGCCAGGTAGGCATCGCGCTGGGCCTGCTGCGCTGCATCGTCGAGGGCCTTGTACTCAAACCGCAGGCGCAGTTCTTCAGCCAAGGCCTCAGCACTTTTGCCTCCAGCCTTGTAGGTCGGCACCTGGTCGTTGGCGTAAAGCAGCGGCAACTGGCCGGTGGGATCGGCGAATAGCTGATCCACCATCGAGCCCTGCTGGAAGGTGGTGCGAGGCCGCTCGGGCAGCGGGCTGAAGGGTGGCTGAACCTCGCCGTTATCGATTGCACGCTGCAGAATCTCGGCCTTCAGCCGCTCGCGAGTCTGCGGATCCATGCCACGGCCGCTGTAGTCCGTCAGCGGGACCGGCACCTCATTGCCGTCTGCATCGAGAACGGTTCCCATTCCCGGGACGTCCAGCTCTGCCGGCCGGTCAAACAAGGGCGCAGCATCTCCGAACTGATTGGCCTTCAGCTCCATCGCTAGCTGCTCAGCCTCCGGCGGGAGGTAGCGGCCGCGGCGGATGCTCAGCTCCACCAGGGCATCGATGATGTCGGACTTCTTGGCCTGCCACACCCGGCGGCCGGTGCGGGCCTTCACCAGCGCAGCCACTTCAGGGCTGGAATCCGGCATAGACAGCCGCCGCAGCTGGTCACGGTTCCAGCCCTGCAACGCGGTCCGGTAGTCCTCCGGTGAGCCGTAGCCGTATTCGCTGGCCGTGCGGGTTACAGCCTCAAAAGGTGGCATCTGCGCGGGGGCGCTGAGATCCAGCTGCCCCTGCTGCTCGATGCGCAGCTGCAGCTGATCACCCACCAGAGACTCGGGCACCCGCTGCCGGCCCTCGATCGCACGCAGCTGCATCTGCACCTGCTCGATCTCCTTCTGAGCCTTGGTGGCCATCCGCTTGGCGCCGGTCGGGGTGATCTCGCCTGCCTGCGCCCTGGCCTGAATGTCAGCTGCTCGCTGGTTCAACTCCTCCAGCCGGGCCTGGGCGGCCGCCAACTCCTGCGCTGCACGCTCAGCGTTCTGCTGCTGATAAACCCGGCTATGGATTTGGCGCAGCTCGGCATCGCCCAGCTCGTCCAAGTTGGCCAAGAACGTGTCGAGCTCTGGCCGCCCATCAGGCAGATCCAACTCGGGCTGAAAGGGCCGTTCCCCAGGCATCAAGTCCTGGCCATTGCCCGACTGGATCAGGTCAGTGATCTGCTGATCGATTTCGCCCAGCTGTTGGGTCATGTCCTCGCCAGAGTCCATGCCCTGCTTGATCAGCTGGCCGCGCTGGGTTTGCAGCTGGCGGATCTGCAGACGGATCTCAGGGTCCACCGCCCCGCCAAGGCTGAGCTCGAGCTGGCCAGCTTCGCCCTGCTGCACCAGGCCCATGTCCCGCAGGCGCTGGCGCTGCTCGGCAACCTGCTTGATCTGGGTCTGCTCTTGCAGCGCTCGGCCAATCGCCGAGTCGTAGCCGTACTGAGCCGGCGGGGCCTCGAGCCTGCTGAAGTCAAAACCTGTCTGCCCAAACGCAGGCAGCGAGCGGGCTCCGTTGTCCACCAGGCTGGCGGCCGCGGCTGGGGGCAGCGCCGGCGCCAAAGGCTGTGGCACATAGGGGGCTAGCTCAGCATTAGCCAGCTCGTCCAGCCAGCCCAGCTCGCCAGTGGCCAGGCCCTTGCGAATCGGCGGGATCATGGCCCCCGCCCCCATCAGCGCCAGGGGTGCAGCGAGGCCCTCCACCAGAAGGCTCTTGCCCAAAGCCTGCAAATAGTTGTCCTTGACATCCACACGGCCGGGCAGGTTCAGGCCCATGGCGTCGCCAAGGTTGGCCAGGTTCCCGTCCTGCTGATCAAGGAACGGCACGGCCATGGCAGTGCTGGTCAATGCCTCGCCGACGTTGCCAGCGACGTTCACACCCGCACGCACAGCAGGGCTGACCTTGGCCGCCACCGCCAGCTGCTTTACCTGCCGGCTGGCCTTGAGCGCGTCGGCCGCGCTCTTGACCGTGGCAAGACCACGGATTGCCTTGAACACGCGGGCGCCCACCAGCTCAGCACCAATCGCTTCGCCAATCTCCAGGCCGGCCTGATCCGATGGCCCCACGTACTGGCCGCCAGAACCGATGCGAAATGGGTTGAGCTGTCTGGCGGTCTTGTCGCTGATCGTCCAGGCATCGCCAACATCGATCGGCTTGCGCTGCACCAGGTCGCCGATGGCATTGCCGAGTTTGCTGATGCCATTCGCCGGCCCGGTAAAGATGCCGATCTTGGTGTCGGGCGATGCCAGCGCATTGCCGAACTGAACGATCGGCTTCAGCAGACCGCCGATGACAGGGACAGAGGCAGCGCCCTGTTCGATGCGACGGTTACCAATCTCTCTGGCTTGGCCGACGCTTGGGCTCTGCTGCGGCTTTGGTGGCCAGGCCGGATCGAGGTCCTGGGGCAGCGGCGCGAGGTTGAACTTAGGCATGGGTCAGCCCTCCACAATGCGGATACGGCCCACACCCCTGCTGGTGCTGCCGAATAGTTTCTTGAACGCTGCAGGTGACAGATCAATCACCCGCGGGTCTTGGCGATTGACTCCAAGCCTTGATCCACCCATCTGCCCGACGTCGTTGACCCAAACCTTGACGGTCTTACCGGTGTCGAGATCTTCAACCGTGACCCACTTGTTGAGGTATTTCCCGCGCAGACTCCACTGCACAGCAGCAGTCATGGCGTTGGGGTTGTATCGCTCGCCGTTTGCAGTCGGGCCGCCAGCCACGCCATCACTTCCGCCGCTGCCGGTGTAGTAGGTGGCCAGGCCAGTCAGCCCGCCACCAGAGCGCGTTGCCGGCCTGCTGCTAGCGCTCCCTTGCAGGCTTGAGACAACGTGACGCCGCAGTTGGTCGAAGCCGCTGTAGGGCGTCATGTCCCTGCTGCCGGCCTCCCGTGGGGCCAGGAAGTCGATGCTGGCGATCGTGCCGTCGGCCGAGCGGACGTTGCCGGTGCCGCCTTGCTGGCCGATCACATCGCCAGCCGAGATGCGCTGCCCCGGGCGAACACGCACACTGCCATCTGCAAGGTGGCCATAGAGCACATCCACCTTGCGGTTGGTCAGCGGATCAATCGACTCAACAACGATGTAGTTGCCATAGCCGCCCTCACGGCTCACGTCTTTCACCACGCCACCGAGCACTGCAGGGAAGCGCTTGCTGGGGAAGTAGAGATCGACACCAGGCTGGCCGTCGGGGCGCTCGTAGACGACGGAGGCAGGCCGCTCAAAGCTGCCTCCGCTACCCCCAAAAGGGCGGCCGCCACCTCCCATCGGGGGCAGAGTCGCCGCGGCCGCAGGCGGCATCAGCAGGTTCATCAGCCAGCTGCCTGGCGCCATCGGGTTGTAGGCCGTCGGCACCATTGCCAAGCCGCCGGTTGCCCCGCCGTAGTTGGCGCTCGACACCTGCTGCCCCTGGCGCTGCTTGCGCACCTGGTCCTGCAGGTAGCGCGAGGCAGATCCATCAGGGTCCAGCTGCGGGTAGAAGCGCAACTGCTCGAGCAGGTAGCGGTTCACGCTGGTGCCGGCACGCTTGGCCAGCTGGTAAAGCTCAGCGCTCACCGGCTTGCCCTTGTTGAGGCTGTCCAGTTCGCTATGCAGCCAGTTGCCCTCCATCACCGGCCGGGCCGCGTAACCCTTCACCGTGCTGTCGGGCAGTGCTGCAGCCTTTGCCTTGGGCACGCCTCGCGCTTGGGGGCCTGGTTGCGTCCCTTGGCCAGGGCCAGTGCCGACAGAGCCGGGTCCCACCTGCCCGGGCTTCTTGCCCGTCAGCGTTGAGTACAAATCCTCATAGGCCTTGCTCTTGCGGGCATCGGCCACGGCCTGGCTCACGATGCGGTTCTTGGCAGCCGGGCTCATCGCGCGGCCTGGGTTGTCCTCCCGCCACTGGTTCAGCGCGTCCTCTGCTGCACGCAGGTAGAGGTTCTGCACGCCGTTGGTGAACGCCACCGCCTCACTTCTGCCAAAGGCGCTGGCAGCTGCTGAGGCAGGATCTGCGCCCTGCTGGATCAGCGACTGCATCATGCTGCTGCCGCCAGCCTTGCCCGCGTCGAGCTTCTTCTTGACCTCAGGCAGCGCCAGGTCCTGCAACAGCGACTGGCTGATCTGCTGCTGGACGCCAGGCGTGGCCTCCTCGGCCTGCCGCCGCTTGCGCTCGATGGCCTCGTTGTATTCGCGGTAGCGCTCGGCCTGCAGCGCAGAAGTGGGCTCTGCCCTGGCAGCTTCTCTGGCCTGCTGACGCAGCTGCTTGAGGCCCTCCGGCGAGGCGAAGACGGAAGGGGACGTGTCCTCAATCGAGCTGAGGAAGTCCTGGCTGGCGAGCGGATCCGGCCGATACGCCTCGGCCAACACCGATGACGTTGAGCTCATCCGCCCGTTGATGTAGTTGTCGAAATCCCTGTAACCCAGTGCCGCGGCCTGATTGCGGAACGCAAGCAGCGCAGCGGGGTAGCCAGGGTCCGTTGGCAACATCGCCCCGGGTGAGCCCTGCTGGAACCAGAGCGCATCGAGCTTCTGCTCGATCCCCTGCTGCCCCAGTTCGTAGTCCTTGATCCGCGCCTCGTTGCCGCGGTTCTTCAGCTCGAGCATGTCCAGCGGGTTGCTCGCCCCCCATGTCGGCCGCTTCTCCATCGGCACTGATGGGTCGCCGCCACGCACAAAGGTCAGCGCCTCGGACAGCTTTGGCACCTGGCCGTAGCTGCCAATCAGCTGCTCTCGCATCTCCTTGAGCGCCCGCACACGTGCGGCCCCGCCGATCATCTGCAGCTGCTTGTCGCTTTCCTTGGTGAGCTCAAAGCCAGCCAGCTGCGGCCACAGCGGATCGCCCAGCTGCACCGTTGTGCCGTTGAAGGGGATGCCGTCCTCGGCCATCGTTTTGATCCGAGCGCCCATCGCCGCGACGCCGGAGGCAGTGGTGCTGGCTTCCAGCTGATCGTTGTAAGCCTGCTCGTGCTTGTTGGCGAACTTGTCCCACGCACGGCTCATCGCCGGCGTGAAATACTGCGCCACCTCAGGCATGTCCTCTGTCAGCCCATAGCGCTGCATCACCTGGTCGGTGACTTTCACGCGGGCCTTCATCAACTCGCCGCTGCCAGGGGGCAGCCCAGCCAGCCGGCCAAAGTCCTGTGACAGGGTTGTCGACAGAGCGCCGTCCAGATCTGCGCCAGCGATTTGAGCGATCGCACGACGGCGGCCGATCTGCTTCCACGGGTTGGCGTCCTTCAGCAGGATCGCCGCCACCGGGTCCACCTTCTCCAGCTGCGTGATCTGGCTAGCGGCATTGGTGGCCGACACCTCCGCCTGCTGCTGCATCACGAGCTGGGCACGGGCGTATTCGTTCTGCGCCTCGATGTAGCCCGCATCGATCTGCTGCGCCTTCAGCATCCCCACGCCCGCCGTCAAGGTCGTGGTGAGCGCTCTGTTGAACGGCGCCAGCGCCTCAGCTGTGGCCTGCAGGTTCCGGCCAGGGTCGGCCTGGCTGCGGATCACGCCACCGCCACTCGTCCCGATCGCTCGCAAGCCACCAGTGACCTGGATCTCAGAAGGCTGCGCCGGCTTGGCCAGGCTGTTCTGCGCCGATGGCTGGATGTAGGTATCGAGGGGCTTGGCGACAGGGTTGACCTGACCAAAAGGAAGACGCTCAGCCATGTCAGTTCGCTCCTGAGGGGGTGCCCGAGCCCTTTGACGCAGAGGGCGAGCTCAGACCCTTGACCGTCGAGTAGGCCCCGATGCCCGCTTGGACGCCGTTGAGCACGCCGGTCGCGATGTTCAGCCCCACATTCCCCGTCGGCGGGGTGGGCGGCGCACCCGTCATCGATGGCGGCTGTGGCGTCACCAGCGTCGGTAGCGGGGCCAGAGGCGGCAGCGGGTCCATGTAGGGCTGCTCCTCGTAGAACTTCTGGCTGTTGTATCTGCTGATGTATTGCGCAATCTGAGCAGCTTGTTCGCGCGTGTACTGGCGCTTTCTCAGCCCAGCGTTGATGTTCTGCAGCGTCTCGTAATCACCAAGCTGACGGGAGTAATCGTTGACGATGCGATCCACCGAATTGCCCTCCTGCTCGAGAGCCTGCACTGAGGCCCGCGCCTGCAAAGCACGCCAGCGGTATTGCATCCGGGCGACAGCATCCTGGGTGTCCGCCTCTTGGTAGGCGTTGGAGATGGCCTGGCTGTCCCCGATGTAGGACGCCTTCGCATTGGCCCGAGTCTCAGCAACCGTCTCCGCCTGCTGAATAGCCCGGATCGTTTCGTAGTTCCTGAGTGAATTAACGTAGGACTTCTGCTGGTTATAATTAACCGTCGCAGCCCAGTATTGATACTTTGAATTGGTATTGCTGAGCGTGGCGTTGAAGCGTGATTGCCAGTTGGCAAACCTGTCATTTGCCCGCTGGAAGCGCTTGGCGTCCTTGTAGTTCTGCTGCTCCTGGGCGTAGCGGGCCTGCTCTGCAGCGTTCTGTTGCCCAACACCGAACAAGTTGAGAACAGTGCTGATGCCGCCGATGCCAAGGCCTGCAGCGTCGTCCCATCCAAAAGCCATCAGTCCTTCCTCCAGAACGGGCAGAACAGTGCACCGCTCGGTCCATAAGGCTCAGGCTGGTGAATCGTGAAGCCCAGCTTGCTCAGCCAGCGGATCGATCGACCGTTCTTCGCATAGACATAGTTGCCGATGGGGCCGTCCACTTGCTTGAGGCAATGCTGCACCCATTCTTCCGCCTCAGTGCACAACTGCATACGTCTGTGCCGCGTGCTGGTCAGGCCGTCCGTGCCCAGGAGCCAGATCAAATCGCCTTCAAGACCAGTAATGCCCAAGGGGGTGCCCTCCTCGTCCACGATCGCCATGCACATGTCGCTGTTGGCCCAGCTTTCAAGTGCCACCAAGGATGGCTCCATGCCGTGGCTGAGCCGCACTTCTGTCTGGTCAGACGCCCGCAACCGCTTGGCCACATACTTGGCCCTCTCTTCAGTAGCGGAAGCCCATCTCATAGCGACTTGCTCTTGGTGGTCAGTAGTGCAGTCCACTCACAGGTAGAGAACTTGCAGGGGAGCGGGGTCGAATTGACCACTTCAACAATGCACTGCTCACCGCGGCTGGCAATAGGGATGCTGAACACCCCCTCGTAGTAACGGCCGGAGTCTGTCGCCTCATTCGGCGCCGTCCCGATGGTGGAGCCTCTAGTCGCCAGGATGGTCCCGTCAAACTTGTATGTGGCAGTCGGCCGGTGTTCAGGGCTGACCGTCACCTCGAAGTAGCCGGTCTCGTGATACCGGAGCTTTGCGGATCGCACCTGGGTGCGAATCGTGTTGCTTGCGGCCTTACCAATCCCGACATCCTTCATCGTCTTGAACCGACTGAAGCGATAGCGGAACTGATACGGCACCCCGGCGAACACGTCCGCGTTGCTCCAGTCCCCACGGGCGGTCAAGGTGGTGCCGCTGCTGATGGTTGCCAGCAGAACCCCGCCCATCTTCTTGCCAGGGGTAAGGCTGTATCCCGACCACAGCTGAGTGGTGGTATTCGCCGTGTAGGGCAACGTCCAGGTGGTCGTCTGCGTGGCGGCGTTGTAAACACCGTTGGCCATCCGCATGGCCGCGCTGGTCACTGTGGTGTTGCTCACCCGCCGATCCAGCAGCATTGGGTAAGGCGTGCCGGTTTCCTCCGCCAGGCGATCCATCACAGAGATCACCTCCAGATAGACCTTGGCGCCGTACTGCATCAGGCAGTAGAGCGACTCCCGCACGCACAGGATCGATAGCACCTTGTCGCAGCCCGCAAAGTCCCAGTAACTCCAGCTGGCCTGAACCCGCTGCGCGGACTGACCGTCGCTGCGGTTGAAGAACTTGTAGACATAAATCCGGTTCTCGTACCCGCTGCTGCCCGAAATAAAGAAGAGGACGTTTCCGGTGTCGTTCGACGCCATCTTGAACATCCCCGATGGCAGGTAAGCGCTGACGTGATCACTGATGTCCACCGCATTGGCCACCACGCCGCTACCGCTACCCAGCAGCGCAAACTCCCGGAAGCGACTCCAGACACCGTTCTGCTGAGCGAAGAACACACCGCTGCCCACCTGGCTTGGGCGCAGCCCCATGTCGGATTCGTATTGGGTCAGCACCGTCAGCCGGGCTGTCTGCGATGTCAATGGCTGGTCCCCACTGCTCAGTCGGAACTGGCTCTGGGGGCTGAAGATGACCAGCTCGTCTTGGTAAGGCACCGCGTAGCGCAACACCGAGATGCGGTTGTTGCTCGAGCTGATGTCGATCGGATCCGAATCCAGGATCGTTGTCGCGGTCTCGGGGAAGAACTCAAAGAACTCCCCAGAACGGCTCAACACCACCGCCTCGTCCGACAACAGCCCCAGGCGATTGCGGTAGACGAACATGTCATTGATCGACTTGCCCACAAAGCTGGGGTCGGGGACTGTCTCGTAGTCCCCGCAGGTGCGCTCACCCCATTTCGGCAGCTTGGTTGTGCCGACCGTCCGACCATCCACTGGGCCGAAATAGAAGGTGCCGTCAGGCAGCCGCACCAGGGCGTGGGGCATGGTGCTGGGCTTCAGCTTGAACTGCGTGCCAGGCGCCACGGTCTCCACCCAGGAGCCCTCGCCGAATGTCCCCAGGCCAGTGCGAGGGCGGAACTCCACGTAGTAGCCGTCCCATTTATTGCCCGGATCACCGTCGATCTCGATCTGATAACCGCTGGGGCCGATCGTCGGCAGCTCAGTGAATGACTGCACTGAGTTCGTGATCGCCGTGATGTCAGCGTTTGCCCTGGCATCCGTGGCCTTGAGCGTCATTGCGCTCGAGCTCTTGAGATGCAGCACCGAACCAGAGCGATCGATCGTCACACCCGTCACCCCAGCCAGGCCGGTCTTGATGGCTTCTGCGATCTCTGCCGCACTGATCTTCACTTCAGTGACGGTGGTCCCAGCCACAATCACCGCTGCCGTGGCAGTGGTCACGTCAACCGTGGTGCCGTTCAAGGTGACGGTGTACTTCTGCCCGTAGTTGGCCGCCTTCACCCAGATCAACGCCTCGTGCGTTGCCGGCCGCGGCGTCACTGGGCTCAGCGCCGGGTCCATCTCCGGCGCCTTCAGCGTGTTCAGCACCCAGGTGTAATCCGCGATCGTTGATGCCCTGACCTGGCTGCGGGCATCAGTGATCGCTGAGAGATAGCCGTAGCCGTCTGGGGCACTCACCGTCTTCTCATTGCCGGCCAGGTCAAAGACCTTGATCGACGTCTTGGTGATGACCGCCAGATACTCCTCGTTCTCGTCGCGCAGAATCGAGTGGAAGTAAGCGTCGCCAAAGGAGACGTCGCTTACCTTCGCAAGCGTGTTGGTGCCATCGCGCTTGCGAAGGCCCTCCGCGATGCTCGACATGCCATTGATCTGGATCTCGCCCTGCGAGGGGTCTCGCTGCGAGTCAGGCTGCTGGCTGACCC